TCAGACGGTCAGCATATCGACGATATGCCAATCGTCTGATTTTTTTATGGTGATTTTCTTAAAGAGGGACTGCACAATTTGCTTTTGAGTCGAGGTGTCAATCAGTTGCCAATTGCTTTTTAGATCATCAAATGTCTTACGTACCTCAGATAGCGGAATAGTTTGTTCCGGTTCGGGTTCAGCCTTTTCTTTGATCGCCTGAATCCGTTTTTCCTCCTGGTCGATCAAAGCCGCGTAATCATCGCCCGAAAGCTTTCCGTCTCCTAACGCCATCATCCAATTGCGCCGGCGCTTCTGGCTGATCTCCAATTCCTTCGGTAAGTTTACTTTGTTGCGTGGGGACTTGGCCTTCGGATTTTGGAACCCGTCGTCAACAAGCTCAATATGCGCCAATACGATTTTACTCAATTTGGTTTCCGAAATGCTCCGTGCATCGCATGTGCCTTTGGCATATTGATTAAGGCAACGATAACCTGTGTACTTCTTCCCGCTATGAACGCTAGTGTTTCCGACATAGTTTGCACCGCACTCCCCGCATTTGATAATACCGCTGTAGGCGTAATCAAACGATCGCCTTGACATATGCCCATCGGCACGCCTCTTGCGAAATGTCTGTGCTTTTTCAAATTGTTCTTTGCTGACAATCGCGGGGTGAGTGCCAGGCGTGATTATGCGCTGCTCCTCCGGCCAATCCTCAGCCTTGAAGTGATTGTATCCGGCGTACGTTGGATTCTTCAAGACGTTGCGAACCGTCTTGTTGTCCCATTTGCCGCCTTCTTTTGTTTGAGACTTCTCATTCATATACTTCGCTATTTTGGTAACGCCCCAGCCTTCCTCGGTATACAAGTCAAATACCTCTTTTACAAGAAGCGCCTCTTCCTGTACGATCACTAATTCCAGTCCCAGTGCCGTCATCCATTATCACCTATCAGAAAGCTATATCCGAGAGGCGGCCTAGACATATGTCGCCCGCCGTTCCTGGCCTTCTTTTCTAGCCCCTTTAACGTCTCTTCGCGAAGGTTATTGATATACAGCTCAGCCCATATTCCGTTCAGTTGCAGGAAAGCTTTCCCCATGGGAGAGCGTGTGTCGATTTCATCCTGCCCTTGAGCGGCGATAATCAGCCGGATGTCCAGTTTGTTCACCATGTCGATAAAAGCGATGATGTCACCCATGTTGCGACTAAGGCGGTCAAGCTTGTGGATCAGCAGCGCTTCGAATCGTTTGGATTTCATGTCCTTGATCATTTCTTGTACACCCTTGCGTTTGAATGTCTTCCCGCTGACGCCAGGATCGGAATAGACGCGGTACAACTGGAGCCCTTTGCGCTCAATGGTTTGCATCAGCAGGTCTTCCTGCGCTTCCAAACTAAATCCTTCTTCGGCCTGCATGGCCGTACTTACCCTGGTGTAAATGGCAGCTCTCATATTTTCCTCCAGTCAAACATATGTTCTATTTTTATGTATAGTAAACAGCCTTACGGCTGGAAAACGCAGAAGGTTAGAAATTAAAGTATGTATTCTCGTCACGCCAGAAACTGGATCGCGGCGGCTTCTTCAGATGTGCAACTTCCTCTGGTACGCCGCACAACCGCGCAGCATCGTAAATCGACACACCGGTTAGGAGTGACTCATCCGGAATAAGAAGTTCTACCGCCAGCGTATTGGCTTCCTTTTCAATTTTCTCGATAGATTGCAAGGTGTGTCGCCGTAGAAAAGGCGTGTTTACTTTAGGATGAAGCACCGCATGTCCTAATTCATGGGCACAGGTAAAGCGTTGGTCAACTTCATCTAGTCCCGAATTAATATGGATCATCGGTATCCTTTTATATGTGTTAAAGTAGCCCATCATTTCGCCAAGCGGTTCGAACAGGATAAGGATGTTTTTCTCAGCAGCAATGGTGAAAGGATTGTTCGTTCCATATTTGCGGATAAGCTGGCTGACAAGTTGTTTAATTGCCATCCGATAACCCCTCTTATTTGTTTTTATTTGGGTTAAATTTCTGCTTGGCCATCTGCTTGGCTATGCGCAAGGAATTTTCAAGTGAAATCTTCATAAGCTCTTTTGTCTCGTCATCCATTGGTTCGCCATGGAATGCCAGAGCTTCGTTAGTTTCAAGTTCACCAATCATGCGTTCCAAATCGGCAGCAATATCACGTTCTTCTTTGGATGTAAGTCCAAACGAACTATAAGATGTATTTATGCCTTGCGTATCATCTTTATAAGTCGTATCAATGTCACTCTTATGAACGCCGAAAACATCAGCAATTTTTTGAATGATTCCATGAGATGGTTTTGAACGATAGTTTAAATAGTCGCTTACAGTGGAGGGCTTAATATTTATCTTTTCAGCAAGTGTTTTCTGAGTCATGTTGTGTTGTTCCAAGTACTTCTTTATATTCTCGGCTATGACAACCTTTGGATCTTCAATCATTCCAAAACACTCATCCCTTCGAAAAATACGTTAAGATCGTATATATTTACTATAATATCGTAATTATCTGTATTGCGCAAGTATAAAAATATGATTATAACGTATTTCTATGTTGACAATACGAAAATAACGTGTTAATTTTAACTTGCGAGTACGAAGAAAACGTACTTTTCCATCAAAGTGAGAAAGGAGACTTTGAAAACTTATGGATGAGCTTAGAAGTATAAGTGAGCTTAGGGAAAGTTACTGCTTGTCGCAAAAAGAGTTAGCGGAGATTCTTGGCATTAGTAGTAAGACACTTTGGAATTATGAGCAAGATTCAAGCAATATACCGAATGCTGTTCTTTCAAAGATTATGATCGTGTTTGAAGTAAAGTATGATCAAATTTTTTTGGGCAAGAAGTACGAAAAAAACGTACTGAAGCGTCAGATTATTTTTGATCGTGCTGCTCAGTTGAAGAACTCGGCTCATGACGAAACCTGTGCTACCAGCGCGTGACCCGAGATAACTAGCGTTTCACCCGTCACAGTGAAACGCTGGATAGCGGCGCGAAACATTAAGGAGGTTTGTATGAAAGCAATTTTGAAGTCAAGCCAACTCTCTTATGAGTTATTAGAGCGTATTGCCTTGCAGGTTCGCGCCGCGAAAGAGCAGCAAGCTAAACAGATGGAAACGAAGAACAAAAGGAAGAAAGGGGTTGTGTAAGCTATGGCAGTTATCACGGAAGGACTCAAAACACTTGACAATCCGTTAGGCAAAATGTTGGAAAAGTCGGAAAGTTCGTTTTTGAATGAACTGCGGGAGCTTGTAGGGGCGAGAAATATTTTCAAATTGGAGCAAGAGGTGTTGCCAGATCGCCACGGCGAAGCTGAGTATCTGATCGTCCGCATGCTGATCGGCAGTTCACGCCCATCTCGTTGCATTGAATACACGTATGGATTCAAGCGGGACGACTTCTGGAAGGATGTTGATGTCCACTTGTATGACGTGGAACGGATTTATCAATTTGCGGGGTTAGGGGGCGGCGTGGATGCCATTAGACACTAGTGCAAAGAACGCAATCAAGAAAGATCTCACACAGTTGTTACCGTTAATCAAACGCGTATCGCAACTGATCGACGAAGTGGAGAACGAATGGACGGATCATTTTAACGAAAACGATCCTGACGATATGTACTTGCGCTCCATGTATTATCGCATCCAGGAGAAGTTGGACGATGCCCGCCGGATTGCGCAGCATGTGACAGCGGAAGAATCGGCGAAGGGAAAACTCAGGAAGAACAGTGCAGGGCGCTACGAAATAACCGGTTCGGGCGTGTATTTTACATCTGGATCGTCAATTGAATTTTTGCTTGAGGATGACGGCCGGATACGTTGGGTGAATTCACGCGTCGAACACAACGGCAAGGACTATTACATCGTCGCTGCACCAGATTTGAGAATGGCCGGAGTTATGGCGCGAACAAAAGATTTGCCTGCGTGGTACTAGGGATGACAAATCCCTTTCTTTTTTACCCTTGTTGCAAAATATGTAAGTCGCCGCTGTTGAAAACAAAAATACGAGTCGAAAGGGCGCGGATCACCATGAAAAAGGAAATTTTGCGCAAGGCTGCTTATTGGCTCCAAGTCGAAGAAGTATCTCACGAGCCGGCTGTTCAGCGGTATGCCCGCAGGAAGTACGAGCAGTACATGTCCAGTTTGAAGCCGGTCGCTCTGCGTCTGGCGGTGGGGAGGTGATGGGAGAATGCAGTGGAGATATGAAGGCATGTACGTGATGCGTAATGATCAGGGCGTCATTATCCGGATCGAGGAGGAGCAGCCCGAAGGGTTTGAGCATCCGGAGTTGCCGAAGGAAGAGAAAGATCAATTGCGCTATCGCGTAATTGGCGATTGATTGGCCTGATCGTGGAGGGCGCGCTAAGGCGTGCTTTGTCCGATGACGCCAATGGGTCATCCAAACAATTAAAGAAGGGAGACGAGTGTTATCGAACCTCGCTACGACGAATTTGGCATACCGCTTGCTAGGTCGGGCGTCAGCGGGCGGATTTGGGCGCTATGCGGAATGGATATGGACGCGTTCGAGCAGGAAGTGGAGCAATATTTTGCGCGTGGGTATCCAGGATGGAAGGTAGCCGCCATCAGTTTCGACGAGCGGATCATCTGGTTAAAGGATGTGAGGAGGTCGAGACGACACGGAAGATAGGCGCCAAGTACAAGCACAATGGGAGCTGGCGATTATGATTTTAGATTATCAGCAGGAGGTCAACGCCTTTTATGATTGGCTCGAAACAAACACGTTGTCTGATGCAGCTATTGTTCTGTGGCACGCGTTGATGCACACATGCAATCGGGCTGGATGGCCGGACGAGTTTGCAGTAGCCGTATCAACCCTGAGTAACAAAACGGGGTTAAAAAAGGATGCGATTAACCGAGCGCGGCACCGATTGCAACAAACCGGTAGGATTGATTTTTCAAGTAGACCAGGACAGCAGTCAGCGGTTTACAAAATAATATCACTTTGCGGCGTTTTAAACGACGCAACCCACGTCTCAAACCGAGCGCAAACAGCGTCACAAAGCGCGTCACAAACTGCGACACAAACCGCATCCATTAATAAAGATCTTTCTTCTTCTACTTCATCATCTTCTGGCAAGCCGTATGAATCATTTTATTCAGCACATGTGAGGGTGTTTGGTTTTGAATGCAATCCATTCCAAAGCCAAGAACTCGGGGCTTATATCGATCAGGATGGAATGGAGGAGGCGGTTGTAGTCCGTGCGATCGAGAGGGCTGCAAGGGCATCGGCAGGGTATAATTTTAAACTTATCACAAGAATTCTGGATGACTATTTCAAGTCTAAGGCGCTGACTCTACAGCAGGCTGAGGCGATAGACGCTGCTTTCGATGCTCAAAAAGCGAGAAGGGCAGATGAAGGCAGTTCAAGCACAGGCGGCGTTCCTAGGCTAACCAAACAACAGCAAGAACTGGAAGACTTAAGACGTCGATCAGAGGAGGCGAGGCAGCGTGAACATGTCAGAAGTGTTTGATCTCATGTTTGAAATCAAGAAAAATTATGCTGCATTTGACGTAAGCGACGACGAAGTTGATCGGCATTACAAGTATTTAAAGGATTTCCCCTTCGATGCTGCTATGAGGAACTTGGACGCTTACGTAAAGGCCAATTCGTATCCACCAAAAATAGCGGACATCCGCGGTCGTCTCGGCGATCAGATCGATAGTGAGCGGAGTAAACTCCAGGCGGCGGAAAACGAGGCTTATCTCGTGCATTGGTCTTTGAAGAAGAGTGAGCCGCCACCAAACTATTGGCAGTCAGTACGGGAAAGGTTAAACGGTGGGCAATCATGAACGAGCAAATGAATATTCAGATGCCAGTCGACATTCGAGCAGAGCAGGCGGTGCTGGGATCGATCTTTATCGAAAAAGACGTGTTCAGTATTGTCAGTGATCGTTTGATTGGTGGGGAGTTTGACAGGGAGACGCACAAGCGCGTTTATCGTGCGATGACGAAGGTCGCCGAAAGCGGACGTCCCATTGACCTTGTCACCGTGACAGCAGAGCTGCAGGATTCAAAAGAACTTGAAGCAGTTGGAGGAGTTAGCTATTTATCTGAGTTGTCAGCAGCGGTGCCAACAACGGCGAATGTGGGATATTACATCGATCGCGTTCAGGAAATGTTTTTGCGGCGAGAGGCAATAAAAACAGCGATGGATCTTGTCAAGCAGGCGACAGAGGAGCAAAACGTCCACGCATTTATCGCAATGGCCGAGACGTCAGCGTTAAAATTATCCGATAAAGCAGCACCTCAGAAAGATTTTCAGCCGATCAAGCAAGTGCTTCTTAGCGCGTGGGACGATGCGGAGCGGCGTTACAACGCAAGGCATACGAATCGTGGTATAACTGGCATTCCCAGCGGGTTTACTGATCTTGATAACATGACAGCAGGTTTCCAAAGCGGCGACTTGATCATCGTAGCAGCTCGGCCTTCTGTCGGTAAGACGGCTTTAGCGCTCAACGTTGGGCAAAATGTCGCGACAATGACGGGCGAAAACACTGCGATTTTTAGTTTGGAGATGTCAGTCCTCCAGTTGGCACAACGCATGATTTGCGCCGAAGCAAATATCGATGCAAGCCGGATGCGCACAGGATTCTTTGATGACGATGACTGGAGTAAAATGTCTATGGCCGTGGGCAAGCTGGCTGAATCAGGTATCTTTATCGACGATACGCCAGGCATGACGGTAAACGAGATCCGCTCCAAGTGCAGGCGTCTGAAAAAGGAAAAAACGCTTGGCATGGTCATTATCGATTATTTGCAACTGATCCAAAGCAGCAAGCGCGGATCTAACCGGCAGGAAGAGGTTTCGGAAATATCCCGAACGCTGAAGCAGTTGGCGCGTGAGCTTGAAGTGCCGGTCATTGCATTATCTCAGCTCAGCCGTGGTGTCGAGCAGCGGGCAGACAAGCGGCCAATGATGTCCGACCTCCGAGAGTCCGGTGCGATTGAGCAGGACGCCGACATTGTTGCCTTCTTGTACCGAGACGATTACTACGACAAAGAGTCCGAGAAGAAGAACATCATCGAGATTATCATTGCCAAACAGCGGAATGGTCCGGTCGGGACAGTGGAACTGGCGTTTCTCAAGCAGTTCAACAAATTCGTGAATCTGGACCGAACGAACTCAACTACGGAACCGGCAGGCAGAAGAAAAGTGCCGGATATGCACAGAAGGGCGTAAAGCCTATGAGTGATAAGGCAGTAAAAATTATCGAGTCGGTGTTGAAGACAATCATTGAGCAACGGAAACGGGATATTTCGAAGATGATGCTTTACGTGTATCCTGGTTCACCGTTACTGGAAGAAGGATATGTGAAAACGAAATACGGCGTACTCGTTGTTACCGAGAACCCTTGGGCGACAAAAGGCACGGCATACATAAGGGAAGAGACTAGCAAGGGCAGTGCATTCGCTTGGGTGTCTAGACGCCAGGTAACAAAATGAATATTAAAGGACTTGGAGGGTTAAAATGCCAAACCTTGAAGAATGCCCCCATTGCCATAAGAAGGTTGATAAGAACCGTAACCATTACACCGATTACGGTCAAAGATGGCATATACGGTGCTTCAATGAATTTGAACGTGATCGCGACCGCATTCGGAAGGAAGAAAAGGAAAAGAAGCAACGGACTGTTTGAATAATCAATGACTTGGGGTGACCGAATGTGATAAAGGTGTACATTGACCGAAAGAAAAAACGTGGATCTGGATACTTTGTTAAATCAAAAAGATTCCACTCATTAGCTAAGGCTCACAAGTATTGCAACCATCTCGACCGTATAGGCAAAGAGTATCGGATGTTCGAGTTTTAATGGACAGGTTGAATAACGAAGAACTTGGGGGTGCGAAATGCGGATCGGAATTCTGGACATCGATTCGGAGATGAAAGCCGATAATCGCGGCATCAAAAGGAAGTACCCCAATGTGGCTTGTGGGAAGATTTACGGTTATCACAAGGTTGCTGGAGATGAAGTGATTTATCCGTGGAAGGGACAGAAGGTCGACAAATTGTATATTTCCACGATCTTCACCAGTACCAAGCCCGCAATATTGCGTCAGATGCCGCTGTACCAAGCAATGGCAAAAGAAGTCTTTATAGGCGGATCAGGATGGGACGATTACTCCAAAAAGCCATATGTCATAACTAAGCTCCCGAAGGAAATTCAGGATTTTGACGATCCTAAATGGCTTTACGAGATGTACGACATCGATTATGGAATTGGATTCACAACACGTGGCTGCTCTGTGAACTGCTCGTTTTGTCTGGTGAGCAAGAAAGAGGGGGCTATCGAATACGCTGATACGCCAATCACGAAGATCGTCAATCCAAAGTCAAAGCACATCGTGCTGATGAACAACAACAGCATTGCACATGATGACTTTTGGGCGGATGTGGCTGAGATTAAGGCCCGCGGATTATCTATCCATTGGGATCAAGCAAATGACATCACACTTGTTACACCAAAGGTTGCGGAGGCGTTAGGCTGTGTCAATTACCGCAGCTTTAATGGGTCGGACAAAGAATTGAAGTTCGCTTTCGATTTGCTTGTTAGGCGTAAGGGAATTGTCTTGGAAACAGCATCCCACAACAGCCTGAATGCACTTGACCTCGATCTCGACAAGGATGGGTTCTACTTCATCGATAACGGTCCGGAGTTCAATTCTCCGAAGGGCATGCGGCTTTTACTGGATACCCGATACGAAAACATTCATGGCGACATATCAATGATCGCAAAACAAGCTGAGAACAGGCTTACAGGAGAACTTGAAACTGTAATGACTATCACTTACAACATGATGAAGCTCGTTCCTCGGAAAATCAGACTAATGCAAGAATATGGAATTGAGCCGTATCATCTTATGTTCTACGTCCTTATCGGCTTCAATACCACGGAAGACGAGGACATCGCAAGGATCGAAATACTAAAGGAATTCCGCAGCCGGCCCTACCCGATGCTATTCCGCGACTTAACCGGAAAAGCCGGAGTAGACGGATCAGGGAAACCCCAGTCGTTTCATTGCCGGCCATTTCGAGATTGGGTGGTAACAGGGCTTTATAAGAAACAAGCATTTCACGATTTCACAAGATATCACCTGCGGAAGAAGCAAGCTGAAGAAAAGCTACTGCAGCAAGAGACAGAGGAGCATCAGCTCTCGCTGTTCTGACGGACAGGTTGAATAATCAAATACATGGGAGGGTACGACAAGATGAACAAACACCAAAAAGCAGAAATGCAATTGGATAAAATAGCACAGATTATGCGACTCGCTGCTGAAATTACCGCTAAAACGGAAAAAGTGGTTTTCATCCGTTACGAAGCTCACGTGAATTGGTTAGAGGTGGAGGTTTGCCCGAATAAGACGCTCCATTCCTCATTTTTGTACGAAGATCAGATTGACTTAGACAATAATCCACCATTAAGCCGGTTTGATAAAGCTATCACAAGATTGCAGAAATATCTTGCGAACGCAGGTTGAATAAACAAGGACATGAGGTGACAACGTGGATAAACGGAATTATACAAGGGATGATGTTTGCGAAGCTCTTGTCGAGCACGTCAAGGACATAAATCATCAGTTATCGTTGAAGATAGGAAATCTCCATCATCGAGAAGGATACGACAACGCTGCCATGCTTTTGTTGGCTAAGTCTCAAGCTTTAAGTGCTCTAGCTGCTGTGGCGCCATCTAGAGAATAGGAATGAATATTGAAATACATGAAAGGGCTGAACGCATGCAATTCGTTATCTTATGGTTCATTTTTGTAGAATTTTTGAAATCGATCTACCGAAGCATCTTCAGGTTGAAATGAGGGACGAACAAGTGAAATTGACTCGCCTGGAATCGTTGGTGTATGAAAGGCTCAAAGTGCAACCAGGGCCACCTCGTGAAACGGCCTGCTATCTGAAATTGGACTTAGTAAAGGTAAAGCAAACGTTTAAGCTGCTCATAGATTACGGAGCTATTACCAGAACTGGAAGCAGAAGGTACTCGGTGTATGAAGCACAAGGATTGCCGTATGAAATCATCTCATCTCGGAGGGGAATTCGGGAATTGAGAGAAGAGGATGCTGATTGGTTTGTTGAGCTATCAACAGATGATAAAAGGCTTCTCAAAGCTAGAAAAGGCTTGCCACGATCACAACTAGCAAAGGAATTTGGTTTGACAAAGCTGCAGCTCAACTTTGCGCTAATGGCGTTGGAAAAAGAGGTGCATAAGAAACGTGGAAAACGGAAACTGGCTAGAAAGCATTCATGATTTAAAGCGGAGTTATCGGAAGACACACCGGATTCTCCAGCAGGCAAAAGAGCGTGCTGAACAAGCCAATGATGAAGCGGAGCTTATCACGATAAAGGAAATGATGTCGGACGTTGTCTATGCCATTGAATGGATGCACACCGGTCGTCGTCCTGGAAACAAAAGGGGGATTGAACGTCGTGCCGGGTATCAGCGCTATAAGCTTTTAGATCCACTCCGAATGCAGTCATTTGTCAGCAATACGACGGCAGCTAGCCCATCAACATTAACGGATCATCAACGTTATCAGATAAAGGATGCTCTCTCCAGATTAAGTGAGCAGGAGCGAGAATGTTATGTTCTGGCTCATGGACACTGCCTATCTTATAGCGATATTGCAAAGTTACTGAATATTGCGAAAAGTAGTGTTCAAACTTACGTCGAGAGGGCTCAAAAAAAAGTTTCAGAAGATCTGCAAAACAGCCTCTTCCTTATATGGGAATAGGCTTTTTTTGTCGAAATTTGTCGTACGATTGCCACCTATAGGTGAATGAACAAAACGAAACTTGGAGGGAAGGAGTTATGAATCAGTATAGTAACTACGAAGTTGATTTAAAAACACATGCGTATGAACGATACCGCGAGCGAGTCGGGAAAAAATCATTTTCCGATGTGCTGGATTGGTGCAAGGAACAGATACTGGGCGGTAATTATGGGGCGATTGAAAGAGGGCTAATAAACATTGATGGCGTCTGGTTTGCATGCCGGTTGGAAGAGCAACATTTAATTCTGGTTACGTGCTATGGCCGGACAACGGCCAATCTGCCAGCCGGAATGAAATGGGCCTTAAAGCACAACGATCGGATTAACCTTGATACGATCTCGGGCATTGGAGTGATGCCACCGTGAATTATGTCCATCCCATTAAAGACCCAGAAGTTGTGGCCGACATCAAAGCCTTCCTAAAAGAGAACAACAAGCGAAATTTCATGATGTTCTTATTAGGCGTTGATACGGGACTTCGAATTTGCGACATTCTTAAGCTTCGCGTTCGCGATGTGGTTGGATCACATATCGAAGTCAAGGAGAAGAAGACCGGAAAGAATAAAAGGATTCTAATTACCAAAGAGCTGCGGAAGGAAATTAAAGAGTACGTTTCTGGGATGCAGCAGCACGAGTATCTTATCAGAAGCAGAGAAGGTTACAACAAGCCGATTGGCAGGAATATGGCTTACAAAATAATTAGAGAGGTGGCACGAGAGTTTTCCCTCCAAGGAATTGGGTGCCACTCACTGCGTAAGACATTTGGATATACGTTCTATCATCTGTCTGACAAGGATGTTGGGATGCTTCAGCAATTTTTCGGCCACTCTTCACCCAAGATTACTTTGCGGTATATCGGCATTGAGCAGGATTCACTAGATAGCCTCCTAAAACGCTACAAATCATCGTGAGTTAATCATATTACAGATAGGTGTAACTCGATTAAGGGATCATGAGAAAACCTAGATGTATCAAGGGTTTGAAGCAGAAGAATGAATTACCCAGAATGACCAATATGATTAACTCAAATGACCCCAAAAAAGAGGCTTTCAGGCCTTGCTGTGACTGGGTTTGTGGCACTTGTCCACACCTGTGGATAAAAATATGGTTGGTCAATAAATGTCCCAGTGACGTAAAAAGGTGTGAAAAAGGGGATTATGGCACGTCATCCTGAGATTTACGCATCACCTGAATGGGAGCCTGCAAGGCAGTTTGTTATCAGCAGGGCTAATGGTTTGTGTGAGTTGTGCTGGCAAAAAGGGACGGTTAAGGCGGGGAAAGACGTGGATCACATCATCGAATTGACCGATCAGAACAAGCATGACTGGCATATAGCCTATGATCCCGCCAATTTGCAGTACCTGTGCACGGATTGTCACAATCATAAGCACGAAAGAAGCATTGGACTTCAGAATTTCCTTTTTATACCAAAAAAGAGGCCCCCCCGGGGTTAAAAAGGGGTTTGGGGCCTTGGGTACCGTAGGGGGGAGTTGCATTTTTACTCGCGGGCTGTTTGCATAGCCCCCCTCCCCCTAAAATCCCAATCGCTTGGGAAAATCGACGAGAAGGTGATAACTATGGCGATCGCGGTCGGCCCGACGAGAGAGGAGCGGATAAAGCGGGAATTTAATCGCTTGAAACGACTTCTCAAAGAGTTGCCGAAAGAGAAGTTGCAGGCTGCGGAAGGAATGATTGAACGGGCTGCGTTCATGGCGATCACGCTCAAAGAGCTGGAAGAGGACATCAACTGGAAAGGCACCGTCGAGATGTTTACACAGGGAGAAATGACATATGAGCGGAAGCGGCCTGCGGTTGAAATTTATAATACTACCATGAAGAACTATGCGGCTGCTTGCAAGCAATTGACAGATCTTATTCCGGGCGGCGTTCCAAAACCGGAAGGACAGGATGCTTTTCAGGTTATCATGGGGCGTAAATGACATATGTCCCTGAATACATTTCCGACTGGCATGAATATGTGGAGCGGGAGCCGAGCAAGCACGGCAAAGATATTAAGGATCTCAAAAAGTTAATCGAGAAGCTGCTGAGAAACAAGAAGGTTCGATACGATCCGACGGATGTAGAAGCGTTCATTGATTTTTGTAAATTGCTGAAGCACCGTGAAGGGCGCTGGGCGGGCCAGTCATTCGAACTAACGATTGAGCAGAAGTACATCGTTGCCTGCATATTTGGCTTCAAAATTTATGACACCGAGTTGGAAATGGAAGTGCGATACTTCCGTGAGATGGTGCTGTTCGTCGCGCGGAAGTGGGGGAAGTCATTCTTCATCTCGGCCATCGCCTTGTTCCTGCTAATGGCCGACGGTGAACCGGCTGCGCAAGTATGGTGCTTAGCTACGATCAAGTCACAAGCGGGCATCGTGTACGACAATGCCAAGGCTCTGCTAATGTCATCAGATGTGCTGACGCCGGAAAAACGCCCGCGCAAGTATTGGCGCACGAAGCGGGACAAGGACAATGCGGAGAAGCTGGTGTTTCTGCCGACGGACAGTTACATGAAGGCAGGAAGCAAAAACAGCAATTCTCAGGATGGACTCAATCCGCATGCGTATGTTATTGACGAATGTCATGCCATTACGCAGCGGAACACCTATGATGTGTTCTCATCAGCTGTCGGGGCGCGTACGCAGCCGCTGGGCGTTATCATTTCGACGTTCGGCTTTGTTCGCGAAGGGATATTTGATTCTATCCTGGACCGCTGCACGAAAGTGTTGTCAGGCGAGAGTAAAGAACGCCTCTTCCCGATGATCTTCCGTATTGATGCTGACGATGATCCGAAGGATAGATCGTGCTGGATTAAGGCAAATCCCGGACTCGGCAGTCATCCGACAATGAGCTACCTTGAAGGCGAATATCAGAAGGCGCTCGAAGATCCAGCGCAAATGCCGTCGTTTTTGGCCAAACATTTGAATCGCGCTAGCAGCTTGAGCGTCATCTATTTTGACCTTGCAGTCGTGGATGAATGCGCGATTGAAATGTCAATTGATATGATCCAAGACAAGTACGCTGTCGGCGGTGTCGACATGGCAGAAACAACGGACTTGTGCTGCGCGACAGCACTTGTACCTGTCGGAGGGAAGTTGAGGATTTTCCAAAAGTATTTTATTGCCAGTCAACGGATTGAGAAGAACAGCCAGGCTGACAAAATGGCATATGAGAGTTTCTGTAATACCAATGCCAAAGATCCATTGAACAAAGAGCTTCTGAAGATTTGCGAGGGCAGTATGGTTCGCAAATCAGAGGTCACGGAATGGTACGTTGAACTGGCTGAGACTTATCAAGTAACTTTTTGGAAGATCGGCTGGGATCGTTGGCATGGTGGAGACTGGGCGGATGATATGGAAGCCAATGGTTTTCCGAAAGAAGATACGAATGGACGGGGAGTCACATTTCCTGTAGCCATGGGAGCGAAATCTCTGTCGGTTCCCATGAAAGAAACAAGAGCCCTCTTTGAAGATGGACTGATTGAATATAGCGAGTATAATGGATTATTTCGCTGGTGTACGACAAACACGGCCGCAAAAATTGACCCAAACAACGGCATACAGCCTGACAAGGCAAAGAGCAGGGGGCGTATCGATGGATACGTTTCTTTTTTGATTTCTTATGTCGCATACCTGAAGGTTGCCGACCAGTTCGCAGAATATCAGCCGTGAGGGAGGTGAGGATTTGGGATTTTGGCAACGAGCCTTACATGTGTTTCGGCCAGACAAGACAACAAGCATAACAGCGGCGCAAATCATCGACAGTTTGCAACGGGGAGCGCCGCTGATGAGTTTCGGGCGGAATCTGTACGATACACCAGAAATTCGAACGGCCATTAATTTTGTCGCGGAGAAGATCGGGAGCATCCCGTTCTACCATGCACGAGCGGACAACGAAGGCAACGTGTTGCCGTTAAAAAGCAGGCTGCAATATGTATTGGAAGTACGGACGAACCCGCTGCACACGCCGCAGGTTTTTTGGACATTCGTGATTACGCGATTGTTGCTTGCGAACAACGTCTACATGTTTCCAGATTGGGACGACAGCGGAAACCTACGGGCGATCTATCCGCTCCCCTATGCGCAGCATGAATTTCTGCAGGATGATGCGGGCAAGATCGTCATTAAATTTCCGGCAGGCGGAGAGCAGGGCCTTTTTTATTATGACGATATTTTGCATCTGCAACGGTTCCCGACGCAAACGGGAGGGGCGCAGCGCCAGGCTACCGGCGGGTATACGGAAATTGTAAACACCTTACAAGAACAGTCGGTGAAAGACAGCAAGAACAGTCAGCGGATTGCCGCGCTCCTAATCAATAAGTCACAACTGAAGGGCACCGACCAAAAGAAGAAGCTGGAGGAATTTAAAGAACTGTTCCTGACAGCCGAGAACACCACGGGATTTGGGATGATCGGCGCTGAGTATGATGTTCATAATCTCGATCTGAAGATGCAGCCGCTTAACAAAGAAGTGCTGGAGACCGTTGTCGGTTACCTGTACACGTACTTTGGCGGTAGCCGTGAGGTGTTTACGCATACGGCCAGCGAGATCCAATATGAGCAGTTCATTGACAACACCATTCGTCCTCTCGCTTATCAGATCGAGGAGGAATTGACATATAAACTTTTTAGCATGACGGAGATCGCCCACGACAACAAGGTTCTCGCGGAATTGATCGATTTGGAAATCAGCACGCTTAGCTCGAAAACAACCTTCTTTAAGGAAATGCTCTTTGGCAGCGTGATGACCAGGAATGAGATTCGCCGGAGGCTGCGCATACCGAAAGGGCCACCTGAACTGGACAAATTCATGGAGAGCAAGAATTTCCAAACGCTGAAACCAGGCAGCTATACGGTGGAAGGGGGTGAAGAGAACAATGGAGACTAAGAAGTCGCCGCTGTCCGCCCAAACCAAACGAAGAATCGATTACGGAGATGATCGCTCTCAGTTTCGGGCTGTCACCGAAGAGATTGACGGCAATCAGGTGAGGAAGATTAGAGGCTATGCCATTCTATTTGGCGTCCTCGGCAAACCGTGGCGGGGCAGTGTCTGGCAGGAAAAAGTCGCATCTGACGCGCTCGATGGCGTGGATCTGTCCAGGCTGGTCTTACTGCTCGATCACTCATCCACTTGGGTGCTTGGCCGTAATGGCAAAAACATGCGGGCGGTTGTCGATGAGGTAGGTTTATTCATTGAGGCGACGCTAGGTAACACGTGGATGGACGATTATGTCTATGACCGCATCGAACGCGAGTTGATGGACGGCATGTCCTTCTATTTTGACAGCAAGGCCATAATCGCAAGCGATTGGGAAAATAAAATCGATGTCATTGCGAAAATCAATGAAATCTATGAAGTCAGCGTGCTTGCATTCCCGGCCTACGATCAGACGCTTATCATCACGACAGATGGCGAAGAACCGGAGCCAGAAGCAGATCCCGAAGAGGAAGCCAAAAAACAAGCGCTCATTAATTTGATTGAGCAACTTTAGGAGGATAATCTCATGAAATTAACGCAAAAAGAAGCGGCCGAATACAAACGCGAGAAAGGTGAGCTGGAGCAGAAGCGCCTGGCTTTGAAAGAAAAGGTGAAAAATCACCGGGATATGTCCAGTGAAGAAATGGGCAGAATCACGGACGAATTGCGGAGTATGTCGGAGCGAATCGACGAAATTAACGAGCATCTGGCAGACGCTCCGGAACCACAGCACAGAGGCAGTCTGCCGAACTTCAAATCTGGCGAGATCAATTCGGAAAACTATCGAAGTTCTGCCAAGTATCGCGATGCCTTCTATCGTTCGTACTTGAATAACCGTGTAAGCGAGGCTGACGCGGAAATCATGTCGTTCGGTAAACGGGCCATCACGGATATGAATGGTGGAGCGGTGACGTCCGGAGCCGAGTATTTGGTTCCTCAAACAACACTCGACCGTGTCTACTCTGTCATCGTTCAGTATGGTCGTGTGTATTCTGCAATTACGAAGTTCGGGTTTACTGGTGATGTAACATTGCCAATCGGGACGACGGAGGCGCCAACTGAGAACGAGGATGGCACGGTTGATCTGAAGTTCTCGATTACGGAAGTTAGGATTCAGCAGCAAGCGGTTGTCGCTACGATTACCGTCAAGAACCTGCTGCTCAAGAACAGTATTCCAGCATTTGAACAATTTCTGTCCATGGAAATTGGCAAGTACATCGGTTTGCTACTCGAAAATTATGTGTTGAATGGTTCCTTGTCGAACTCCATGTTCCAGGGTATCATCACGGCTATTAAATCCGGTACATCGGCCGCTAAAACCTATTCGGATATGGACTGGGCTCAAATCGCTGCGATTCTTGGGGCCATTGATAGCCCATACGGAGATCAAGGCACATGGGTCATGAAGCGATCGACGTTCTTTAACCGGTTCTTCTCTCTGACTGACGCAGCGGGTAAACCATTGGTGACGATTAACCCTGTTCAGGGCGGTCCTGGTCAAAGTAGCTACCTGATCGCGGGTATGCCGGTTGTCTTTACATCGCAAATGCCGGATACCGATTCCGTGCTATATGGCGACCTGTCCACGTATATCGTGAACGAATCGGAAGCCTTCACGATTGAGTCTAACTCATCCGAGAAGTTCTCGCATGATGAAACGGTATGGCGCGGCAAGGTGTACTCGGGCGGTAAACCGCTTTTCGCGAAGGTAACATTCACATATTGGACGTTCGAAGAGTAGGAATAACCTTGGCAGGAGCGGGTGACCGCTCCCTGCTGTCAATTAAAGAAAGGAACGTGAGTGCATATGCAACGAATCAAGCCAGGCATTGCAAGTACTGTCCCTAGTGATGTTACCGGCAGGAAGCTGGAACGGATGTATACGGTGAGGTATCATCTTAACGCCGATAAAGCGGCGGCAGCGGACGTGGATGCTGTTCATGTAGCGGTTGACGGCACCTCACATGAACTTATCGCGGATATTACCAATCCGCCGACACCAAGAAACATTACAGCCACAGCAGGGGGCACAGCGGGAAACATTAAGGCCGTTCAGGTTGTCATCGAAGGAACCGATTACGACGGAAAAGTGATCACAGAGACGCTGCCTGCCTTTACGGTGGATACGGCAGGAACGGTCAGCGGTAACAAGGCATTTAAAACGGTCACGAAGGTTACAATTCCTGCACATGACGCAGCAAGCGCAACAACAAGCATTGGCTTCGGGGAGAAGATCGGACTTCCGTACAAACTTCCGCATAACACGGTGCAGGCTGCCTACTTAAACAATGTCAAGGAGTCGACGGCGCCGACCGTCACGACTAGCGAGACGGATCTGGCGAGTAATACGGTTGATTTGAATAGCGCCTTGAATGGAAGCCCTGTAGACATTTACCTTTGGGTGTAGGCCATGATGACCGATGATGAACTGCTGGAAAAGGTAAAGCGAGGATTAAGCGTGAGCGGATCGTTTAACGATACTACGCTTAGAATCAAGGTGCTTGCGGTGAAACAATACATGCTGAATGCTGGCATTACGCAGGAAATCATGGAATCAGAACTCGGAGTTGCGACGCTGACAATCGGCGTCACTGATCTGTGGAATTTAACAAGCGGGGAAATTAAATTTTCGCCTGCTTTTTCTGAATGCCTGATGCCGCAATTAATGGTGGTGAGCTTGCCAGATGTTTCGTCCTAATATTCAGCAGATGACAACGCCCATTCGTATTAGCGGGGCCGCCGAGGTTGATTTCTGCAACTGGAAGGGGAAGAGTGGGTCAGCGGTTACAGAAGCGGGGGTTTCCGCAAGCCACGCTTTCGCGGAGGTCGTAACCTGGTTCAGACCTGAGATTAAGCAGTACGATCGATTGTTACTGAATGATGATCCATTTCAGGTATACGAAATCATTGAAGCCGAGAATGTGGAAATGCGAAATATATGGCTGATTTTAAAGGTCAAGCGTGTAGACGCGATCAATGCCATGTTTTCGCAGTCGTACACGTTATTTAGATACCAGACCGTCAAGGATGAGTACAATACGCCAGTTGGCGACCAGTGGAACGAAGTCGGAAGCGGGAAGTGCCTTCTTTCTCGTAAGTCCATTCAAGCCGACCAAGAGCATCCGGCGAATGTTACCGAAGAGGCCTATATACTCTTAGTTGACTTGGGAGTCGATATTTCTGGAGGAGATCTCGTCGAAATTGCGGGGGCAGGAAAGTATAGATGCTCTGTTCCGTATCAACCGATCGGAAGCAATCACCTTGAAATCCAAGTGGAATGGAGCGGGCCGATATGAGTGATTTTCGTATAGAGGGCTTCGACGAACAATTCCGGAGGTTGGCGAGAGAGGCTGGTGATAAGCGTCGGTATGACGATCTTCGGTATGACGTTGGCCGTAAATTCTTAGATCACTGTGCCGAGGAGTCACCTGAAAAAACAGGACAGCTTATTGCTTCCTTTAAGCGAAGGTCCTTTGACGGAAAGAAGGAATGGATTCTTGACGGTAAGCATGCAGAGTCGATTGAGGCAGGGACCAAAGTGTTCTATGCCTCAATGCTTAATGACGGTCATCGGCTCGTTATCCGGAAAAGAAATAAAAAGGGAGAACGGATACGAGGGAAACGAGGGCTGAAAGAAAATGGCTTTGTAAAGGGCACACATTTCATGGACAAAGCACTTGCGAAAACTAATCAAGATATTCCGGAGATGGTCGAAAGCTTTTTACGGGAAACTGGAAGGGCGGCGGGCTTCGATGTATCTGGATAGTTTGAATGCCATTCGGGCGCTTCTTAAAAATTCAGTTCCATCGGTAACAACGGTATATGTTGACGATGTTCCGGCAAATTTTGAGCAGCCATCTTTTTTCATTGAACATGTGCATAGCGGGAGCGAAGACCTTAACTTCACCTACATGCAGTTCAACATCCAGTGGCAGCTTGTATACTTCCCGCCGAGGTTAAAAAGCGGGATTCCGGATAGGATGAACCAATTGGAAATGGCCGAACAACTGAGAGGCATCTTTACAGCACAGCCTTACTTGATGTCGCCAACTGGACGTGTATATCTGATTGATTCGTATGATGGCGGCCCGCGAGGGGATGAATTATATATCTCCATCAGGCTCCACACTCAACTGCAACGGGAGAAACCAACGTATGAGACGATGCAGCAAATGCATCTCAAGGAGGAATAATCATGGGTTTGCCCAATATTAACATCGCATTTAAGAGCGCCGCTGCAGCTGCTATCGCCCAAGGCGGCGTCGGCATCGTCGCGTTAATCATGAAAGACAGCCTTGTGACTACAGGCGTAAATGAGTATGACCTCTTTACGACGGCAGACATTCCTGCCGGCTTATCGGCAACAAATAAAGACTTTGCGGCACTTGCACTGTCGGGCTCACCGAGTCAAGTCAAACTGATCGTTCTTCCAACCGATGCGGAGGACTACACAGATGCGCAGAACTATTTGGAAACCATTCTCTGGAACGTGCTTGCGGTTCCCGGCATTGTGACGGCGGATGTTGCTGGAATGGCAACATGGGTGAAAGGACTTTTTGACACCAAACTGATGAAGATTTCTGCCGTTCTTCCTACAACCGCAGCTGATCATCCAGCTGTGTTTAATTTCACGACGGACAACATTAAGGTCGGCGCTACGACTTATACCAATGCAGCGTTCTGCGCTCGCATTGCTGGTCTCATTGCAGGATTGCCGCTCACGGTGTCACCTACCTATCAAGTGCTTTCCGATGTGACCGATGTGCCCAAAATGACAAAGGCACAAGCTGATGCTGCAATTGATGCCGGCCAATTGATTCTTTATCACGACGGCGAAAAAGTGAAGATTGCCCGCGGCGTCACCTCTCTTACCACACTATCAACATTCTCCGTAGATTGGAAGAAGATTAAGGTTGTTCGCATCCTGAACAAAATCTATTCCGACATCAAGCGGACGTGTGAGGACAATTATATCGGGAAATACAGCAATAGCTACATCAATAAGCTCTTGCTGGTGTCTTCTATCGGCGCGTATTTTGACCAACTCGAAGCAGACGGCGTCCTTGATCCTGGCAAAAGCGTTATCGACATTGATTCCGCTACGCAGCGGACCTATTTGCAATCCATCGGTACCAATACCACGGGTTGGAGTGATCAGCAAGTAAAGGAAGCTAATACACGCGACCAAGTCTTCCTGAAAGCTTCGGCCAAACCACTCGATGCCATTGAAGACATCAAGCTAGATATTTACTTGTAAAGGAAGGTGAAAACCATTGGCTATTTCTGCTGAACAAATTATGAGCGGGACGTTTGGCGAGGTTTGGTTGGAATCCGAGTACGTTGGCGAAGCCAAAGGCTTGCAGGCAAAGCTCAACATTGAAAAAGAAGACGTTCCGGTTGCTGGCAAGTATGCGACAGACAGCAAATTCATGGGTTACAAAGGCACGGGAAGCATGCGGCTATACAAGACCAACAGTCGTATGATCAGCAAGATCAGTGACATGGTCAAGCAAGGGAAAAACCCTCGCTTCCAGATACTGAGCAGTTTGAATGATCCTGCGGCGAAAGGCGCCGAGCGCGTGCTAATTAAGGACGCAAGCTTTGATGATTTGACCCTCATTGACTGGGAGCTTCGCCGTAATGGAGAAGTGGAATGTCCGTTCACCTTCACGGACTGGGAAGTTAAAGACAAAGTCGAACCACAATAATAGGAGGATCATTCATGAGTAATACACTTGATTTATTACTGTCCATCCATCCTGACAAATTGAAACGCCCGGTTATGGATATTGAAATCAAACGGTTAAGCGAAGCGGCTGGCGGAAAGGTCCTGTTCTCCATTCAGGCACTCACACCTGACGAAGAGGAAGAAATTCGTGGGATCGCGACGAGCAATGATGGTGATGTAGACCCTGTGAAGACACGCATTTTTGCCATGCTTGCTGGTGTGAAGTCTCCGAATCTGAAAGATGCCAAGTTACTTGAAAAATACGGTGTTATCACACCAAAAGAGTTAGTGACGAAGTTGCTGCAACCTGGCGAGATTCTGCAAGTTTACAATAAGATCATGTCATTATCCGGTTACGGGGATGATGCAGTCACCGAATTAAAAAACGTATAAGGTCGGACGGCGAGTTTGCCTTTCTGTATTATTGTTGGAGCCGCAAAGGCCTCCGACCAAAAGAAGTGTATAATATGACGCCCGGAGAGAAATTACTCGTTCGGGCGTTTTTTGAATATGAGTTGGAGGAGCGAGAACGGGTAGGTAAGCTAGGTGTACTACCCGTTTTGCCTTTGATGTGAGGAGGTGAAAAAAACGTGAAGCTTACCGCTGTTATTAGCCTGAAGGATAATTACTCCAACATCATGAAGCAGGCTGCTAAGAAGACATCTACTTTTCGCGAGGATGTTGAAAAGACTAAGAAAGCTATGGACGCGGCTTTTAAGCGGGAGCAGAAGATCAGGCTTGATGCACAAAAGGCTCGAACAGATTTGTCCAGTTTCGAAAAGGCGTTGCTGAAGATAAAGAATAAATCGATCACGCTGACAGCCAAAACAGAGCGATTTTTCGAACAGCATAAAACTATCGCTGCAGCCATTAACAAGCTAACCAGCGCTCCTCACTACATCACGATTAAAGCCAGAGATTTAACCACGAAAGCCCTACTTGGCGGAGCAACGGTTGGAGCGGGCGTAGCAGTTGCTGGTGCTGCTGCCGCAACGGGTGTAGGCGTTGCCTCACTCAAAGGTGCGGCGGATTTGGAGCGTCAGCAAATTAGCATGGAGCATTTTATTGGCGTAAACAACAAAAAAATGACCAGTGCTCAAGTCAAAGCAACGTCGGACAAGTATCTTCAAGACTTGCGTAAGAACGCTGATCTGACACCATTCGAAACTGGCGACGTACTGGCTGCAGGAACGAGGGCAATCGGAATTGCTTCCGGTGACACCAAGCAGGCGATGAACATTTTACGGCTCTCCGAGGATATGGCAGCACTGACGCCAGGCAAAACCATTAGCGATGCAATGGAAGCTATTGCTGACTTGAAAACGGGCGAAACTGAGCGGATGAAGGAGTTCGGTTTCAAGATTTCTCAGGCCCAAATTCAAGCTGCAGGCGGGAAGATGGAGAACATCAAAAACGACTCTGGGATTGCGCTTACGGAAATCTTCAAGGGCGGATCGGATAAACTCTCGAAATCAGCAGCAGGCATGTGGAGTACGATTACCGGCACGATGAAAAGCGGGATCACGGACATGGGCGTTAAAACGCTCGCAACGTTAAAGCCGCAGCTTCAAAAATGGTCAGATGCCCTGTCAGGCGGCGGTGCTAACAAGCTATTCGCAGCGGGATCAAAGCTGATGGAAAGTCTAGCGAACAGCGTCGCAAACGGGGTTAACAAGGCCGTGGCCTATTTCGATACTCATTTCTTAGAAAATCCAAAATTCAAGAACCTTCCTACGACAGAGGCTAAAATCAAGTTTGTGTTCGAAGAAATCAAGGGCGCTTGGGACGGATGGTATGAGAGCGAGGGAAGAAAGAAACTCGTTGACATTGGCCAGACCATCGGCAAGGAACTTGGTTCTATGATGGTTGAAGGCTTCAAAGAAGCAATCAAAGATTATCCGCTACTCTCCGGGCTAGCCGCAGGGGCGGCTACACCTGGTCCGCTGCCGGCCAAAGCAATTGTTGCTGGTGAAATAGTAGCCAAGGGCTACCGCGAAAAAGCGGAAGATTCCTTGATAAGCTCGGGTATCATGCGCACAGACGAGCAACAGCAAGAAGTTGTAAAGCAAGCGGCTGCTTGGACAAAGCAAATGATTAAGGGGATTTTTGGATTTGCAGGCCCCGAGAAAAAAGCTATCGGCATGCGAAGTGTTCCATACGACAACTACCCGATGCTGCTACACCAAGGAGAACGAGTTTTGACTGCGCAGGAGTCCAGACAGCAGGTAGGAGGCGGGACGCAAGTCCCAATTAATCTACACTTCAACAACTCATCACACGATGAGCGGAACAACGTCCTGCGCATCATTCGAACGGCATTAGAGGGTTCTGGATACAACATGGCACCGGAGGTGGGGTAAATGATTGAATTTTGGTTGAGTTTCAATAACGGCGCCGAAAAACTCCGATTGCCAGTACCGCCGAAGGAATTTGAGATCAAGACGGGAACCGTGACCACCGTTGTCAATATTCACGAGTTGGGCGAGATTCTGCTCATTGGAAAGCGTAAGCTGAAGTCGATTTCGCTTCAAACGTATTTTCCAATTGCTGATGATGGGGTTGCCCAATATTCGGGTTTCCCCTCGCCTTCAGCGTGCATCGATATGATTGCAAGATGGCGAGAATCCAGCAAGCCGATTCGGTTGCTGATCGTGGGCGATAGTTTTAAGATCAATGAGTCCATGGTGATCGAAAGCTTCACGCCGGGGCAAAAGCACGGCCCCCAGGATATTTATTTTACGATGGACCTGACGGAATATCGGTTTACAAGCCGCGCCGTGGATCTCAACGGCGCAACGGATGCCGTCGCCCTGTTGGCTGAATACACAGGAAATGTCCGTGGATCGGAGCGCGATATTCCGAAAACATGGACCTTCAAGGAGACAGACAGCCTTTGGTTTGTTGCTAGGCAAGCTTATGGCGACGGATCGCGATGGAATGAAATTCGCGAGAAGAACGACATCAAGGACGAACTGTCGATTCCGGAAGGCACGGTGCTGCTCTTGTGAAGCTTATACACTTTGACCGCGCCGGAACCGAAACTGATTTGACGAACCTGTTTCTAAGAGTCGCGTGGGGCGGAGATTACCGAGAGGCTGCTCGAAAAATGGAAGTGGAACTGGTCGCATCGGCGACGGACCGGAATGTAGAGAGCGTTGTAATTGATCTGGCGAGCATGATCCTGCTCTACGGCGACGATGGATCTGAGTTATTCCGGGGCTATGTCTTTAAAAAATCGAAATCAATAACGGGAAACGCATTGACGTTAACGGTTTACGATGGGCTGATTTACCTCATCAAGTCAAAATTCTCGCGTATGTATTATGGGGTAACAGCCGAGCATGTGGCGTCCTCTGTTTGTTCTGAGCTCGGTGTAGCAGTCGGCAGTCTTGCTGCTACCGGCATTCCGCAGAGCTTCCCGCATCTGGAGAAGACCGGGTATGAGGCGATCATGACGGCATACACGACGGCCGGGAAGCAAAACGGTCGCATCTACATGCCGCGCATGCAGCAAGGGAACCTGAATGTCATCGAAAAGGGAGCAACAATCGCCAAGCGGGTTAATTTAGAGACAGAACACATCACGGACAGCACGTACACCGAAGACATTGAAAATATGATTAATAGTGTGCAAATTACAGGTGAAAACGGAGTACGCTTTGGTACGCTGAGCAATTCCGAATGGGTGACTACCTACGGGCTGTTACAAACAACATACCGGAAGGAAGAAGGCAAGGACGCGCAAACCATGGCGAGGGCATTAATGCAGGACTTGAGTAGGGAGTGCAGCGTAGAGCTAATCGGTGGCGTGGACACTTACGACTTACTTGCCGGAAACGCCGTCATTATTAAAGAAGCTTATACAGGCCTGAACGGCCTGTTTTTTATTGATGCGGACACGCATACGTTTCAAAACGGCAATCACTTGATCAGCTTAACGTTGAATTTCCAGAATGTCATGGACGAAAAGGAAGCCGATGCCTTCAGGTCTTCGACATCCAGTACAAGCGGCGGAAGCTTCTCGCTAACGCTGGATAATTATTAGGAGGAATGCGGGAATGATGAATGACGCTGCATGGCTGGTAAAATTTATTCGCGATCAGACGAAGCAACTTGTCCCGCAGGTTTTTAGCATGGGCACAGTTGTGAGTCCGGATCCTTTCCAGGTCAAACTGCATGAAGTTGTCGTTGGAGCACCTTTCCTGTTGGTTGACCAACGGATTCTGCAAGATGCACAAAGTGAAGCCCCAACAATTCAACCAGGCGATACCGTCGTGATCTTGCATATAAACGACAAGCTAGTCGTCATATCTAAGGCGGTGAGCGCTTAATGGCCGGTATTTTTCCCTTTATGGATATTCCATCAGAGGTTAAGTCCCAGCAAACCTTAGGTGTGTTCCGGGAGCTGGCATGGGATTTCGATAACAATAAGCTCATCTTGATCGATGGAGCGCCTGTCACGGTCGAAAGAACCGAAGCCTTGAAGGTTTGGATTTACAAAACATTGTCCACTCCGAGATACCGTTACGCGGGGTATTCGTGGAATTACGGGACGGAACTGGAACAACTCATTGGCAGCTCGTTCACCTCAGGGGCGAAGCAAGCGGAAGCAGAACGCATGGTCCGTGAAGCATTGCTCGTATCCCCATATATTACAGGGGTAGCGAACGTGTCTTTTGACATAGAGACAGGCGGACTGCTCAAGATAACAGCAATGGTGAATACGATCTATGGGGAGGTGGCCGTGAGTGTTTGAGGATAAGAAGCAGGAGGCCCTTCTTGCGTCGATGCTCGCGCGGATTGCACCGGGCATATCCAAGCAAGAGGGAACGTTTACGTTTGACGTGTCCAGCGCATTTACGACGGAATTGGCAATCGCCTACACGCAATTGGAACGCGTACTTCGGATGGGCTTTGCGCAGACCAGCTCAGGCAGATATTTAGACCAAAGGGCAGACGAGCATGGTGTGACACGCAAGCCGGCAACCAAGGCTGTCGGTCAAGTGGCCGTTACTGGCACGACAGGCGCTCCTGTGGCTATCGGCAGCGTCTTTGCTACACCTAACGGAACGCGATTCGTAACCACGGCAGCGGCGACGATCAGTAGCGGAACGGCTACAGTTGCTATTGAAGCGGAGACAGCGGGCGCAGCTGGTAACGTCGCTAGCGGGACGATTACCGTGATACCCGTTTCCATTGGCGGTGTGTCTGCAGTTACCAACGCCTCGGTTACAACAGGTGGGACTGATGTTGAGACGGACGCAAGCTTGCTTACAAGGTTACTTGATCGCGTCCGCAACCAGGCGACGAGCGGCAACGCCGCGCACTACAAGCAGTGGGCGACAGAGGTTAGCGGTGTAGGCGATGCCAAGGTAACGCCGCTTTGGGACGGCCCGGGAACTGTAAAGGTGTGGCTTCTTGACCCTGATAAACGAGCGCCTGCAGCAGGCGTCGTGACGGCAGCTGCCGATCATATTAACAGCGTCCAGCCGATTGGTGCAACGGTTACGGTTGTCGCCGCTCCGGAAGTGGCTATTGACGTGTCTGTTGACGTAACGCTTTCAAGTGGCACGTTGGTCTCAGCGCAGGCGGACATCTTGGCCGGTCTCACAGCGTATTTGAAGGAGCTTGCCTTTGTCGACCCCATTGTGCGGTACGTCCGCATCGCTAATATTGTGTTGGAGGCTGCGGGCGTCCAAGATTACACAGCACTCACGGTTAACGGTGGCACGGCCAACGTTACGATTTCGGACGGTTCAGTCGCGGTGCCAGGGACGGTGACAGCGACATGACAATGGGAGATAAGGTTAAGGGGTATGTATCGCCGCTCTATTCGGCTGATTCGACCACGGGCAGCCTGCTTGACTCCGGGGCGGATGAATTAGAGGCATTTGAGGATGACATCGCTGACGTGTTGAATCAGATGTTTGTCAACACGGCAACCTGGGGGCTCACAAACTGGGAAGGATTTTTCGGCATTGTTACGGACATGGACAAGCCGATCGAACAGCGCCGATCAGTGGTCAAATCGAAAATCCGGGGCAGCGGGACAGTAACGGTAGACTTAATGAAGAATGTTGCTGAGGCATACGCGAATGGTACCGTTGATGTTACGCAAAACACCGCTGAATATACTGTTCACGTTAAATTTGTGAGTATTCACGGCGTACCTGCGAATCTGGCCGACATCGAAGCAGCGTTGCGCGATATAGTACCGGCACATCTCGCGATTGATTTTACGTTTACGTACATGACATGGGGCGCACTTGACGCCAAGGCGCTTACGTGGGGTGCGCTTGATACAGCGAACTATACGTGGGATGAATTTGAAAGATTAACATAAGGAGGCGGAACAAATGGCGACAACAACACCAAAACTTGGGTTACCGCGCCCAGAATCGACGGATAACGTAACTCGTGCGAATAATCTGGCGCTAATCGATGCGATCGACAATAGCGCAGCGCCAGTAAATAATCCGGTGTTTACTGGCACAGGCGCCACTCTTCCCGCCGATCCAACAACAGCGATGCATGCAGCTACAAAGCAGTATGTTGACGACAAGGTTGCATCTATTGATATGAGCACATTGGCTCCAAAAGCAAGTCCTGCTTTTACCGGCAACCCTACGGCTCCTACTCCGTCTGTAGACGATAATGACACCAGTATCGCTACGACAGGTTTTGTTATCGGTCAGGCTAGTACGTCTACTCCTGCGATGGACGGAGTTGCTTCAGTAGGAACATCAAAAAGGTATGCTCGCGCAGACCACATTCACCCGACCGACACGTCGCGAGCTCCAGTCGCGAGCCCTACATTCACAGGGACTGTAACATTACCGGGAGACCCAACATCAGCGTTGCATGCTACAACGAAACAGTACGTCGACACGGTGGGTACAACAGTTAGTAGCAAAGTATCGAAAACCGGCGATACCTTGACAGGAAACCTGATTACATCGAATACCTCGGGATCGATTGCCGCCTCAACGACAGCCGCCGGATCCCTGGAAGTAAGAGGAAATGGTGGATCTGGAGATGCTGCTTTTATGTCATTCCATCGACCAGGCGCATACGGTGCTCAATTCGGACTTGATTCTGATAACAAATGGAAAGTTGGAGGTTGGTCTACAGGAGCGGCAGCATACGAGCTTTGGCATGACAACAGACTCAGAGTACATTCAAGCGGAAAATATCTTGAATGGAACAATGGAGGGACGTGGTATCCAGTGTCAGGAAATGGCTATTACACACCGAGTGCTAGTACAGTAATTCAATCAGACGCCACAGAAAGGTCTATCACAAGTGATAACCAATACTTGTTGGTAGGTAAGTTTCTGCCCTTGTTCACAGGCGAGGTCACGATCTCCGCTGATATACATTCGAACGGAAACGGCTTCGGCAACCTTGTAATATATGCGCCTGTCAATCCTTTGTTAGCATCAAGCACTTATTTAGCAGAAGGTTATAGAGCGGCTAACACGGTTAATACTACTACACCTGTAGGAACTGTCTTATCAAGTATGCCTGATGTACTAAATGTCGCTACGATAATGTCAACTACCTCCGCATCCTATGTGACCCAATCTGTAATAGTAGGGGTCACAGCCAATATTCCATTATTTCTTTTTGCCACAAAACAATTAGCGGCATCTGCAACTTGTTTCGTCAGAAATTTAGCTGTTAAAGGCGATACGACTAGATACTAAAAAGGAGATATATCCCATGAAAGCCGTTATATACAGCGGGAGTTATGTCGTTGGATTCCATGAGTCACCTGATACCGAAGAGTTTGACGCTCTCGGAACGGAGTATGACCTCATGGAAGAATTACCAGAAATCGTCATCACTCCACCTCCGCAGGGATACATCGTTAAACGATTGGGCTACAACGATTATGCCCTTGAAGCAGTGCCTCCGGCACCGAAGTCGGAAAATGAATTGCTTAGAGAAGAAAACGAAGAAATAAAGGCTAAAATATCTGACATTGAAGCCGCAAGCGATGCCGCGTTACTGGGTGTAGCAGACGCTTATGAGCAGCAAATGGCCGCTAACTCGCAGCGCGAACAAGAGGGAGTTGACGCACTCCTGGGTATTGCCGAAGTGTATGAGTTGGTGCTGAGCCAGCAGGACTTAATTACGCAGCTGCAGGCGAGAATCGCTCAGCTTGAGGGGGGAACTGCATAACATGGTCACTGTATACGTTACGCTTTTGCAAAAAGGTCTGAAGACCCTGCAAGATGTTCCGGTGTCGATCCGCTACGATGCCGAATCCGCGCTTTCCGCCGCTAATGCTTAGGCGGTTGTGGGACGTGCTCATCGCTGTACTGAGAGGAGGTGATTACATGGTCACTGTATACGTTACTCTGATCGTAAAGGGATACAAAACCTTTGCGCAAGTTCCTGTGAATCTACAGCCTGATGTAAAAACTGAACTGGCAGCGCTGGACTTAGGTACTGACGGAAAACCGTTAGCTCCTGTAGCCTAAAATATTTCGGGAAGAAGCCTCGCACATTGCGGGGCTTTTTAATTTATCCGATTCAAGGAGACACCGGGTGGAAATTTCAATTGCGACATCAATCATTGCTGCAAGCGCTGCGCTGAGCGGCATTTTCATAGGCTGGTCAGGCCGCACTCGCCAAATCCGGAACGACGATAAACAGGAGGCCCAATCAGCGGCTGTGCTCCGCTCTGATACCGAGTATATCAAGCGCGGTGTCGACGATATTCGTCTTGAGCAGCGAGCGCAGGCAAATCGTATTGATGCGCTCTCGGAGCGTGTAACGCGGATTGAGGAGTCAGCCAAGCAGGCACATCACCGTATAAGTCGACTGGAAGATAAGGAGGATTAATCAATGCAAGACGGACAACTCTTTACATGGGGCGCCCTCGGCACGATGGCCGGCGCATCCCTACTTGTTTATTTTGTCGTGCAGTACACCAAGTCGCTCGTTGACCGCTGGGTGCCTTGGCTGCCTACGGACGTATTTGCCGTCTTGGTAGCATGGGCCGTTCTGACATTGGCCCAGATTGCTTCGGGCTCCGGCGTGGGCGACTGGCGGCTCTACGCGCTTGCGTTTGCAAATGCCTTTCTCGTCGCTGCTGCGGCGGGGCAGATCAATAACAAGGCGATTAATCCTCCAGGAGGAAAACAATGACTAGACAATATTTACTCAAGCCGGATAAGCCCGACACTCGCGACTTTTTATTTGCAGCCAAAGCGACATCGCTGCCCGATGCGGTAGACCTGCGGCCAAAGGACGCGGCACTGATCTTTGACCAGGGCTCGCTCGGATCCTGTACAGCGAATGCGCTCTGTGCTCTGATGTCGTATATGGACAAAAATTTTACGTACCCATCTGGACTGTACTTCTACTACTCACGCTTGTTTCTGTACTGGCAAGAGCGCAATCTGGAGGGCACGGTTGGGTACGACTCCGGCGCTTACCTTCGCGACGGCCTGAAGGTCATGCAGCAGATCGGCTGCGCCGGTGAGTCTACATATCCGTACGTGGAGTCGACTTTTACCCACACGCCTACCGCAGAGGCTTATGCTACCGCTGCTCACCACAAGATCAACGAGTATCACCGCATCATGACCGCGGCCCAACTCAAGGAGGCGCTTTCAGAGGGCCGACCGGTTGTGATGGGCATTGAGATTTACAGCAGCTTTGAGAGCGCAGATGTGGCGCGTACAGGAATTGTATCGATGCCGGACAAGAGGCGCGAGGCACTGCTCGGCGGGCACGCAGTGCTGGCGATGGGCTACAAAGTAATCGGGGGCATCGAATACATCATCTGCCGCAACTCTTGGGGGGCCGACTGGGGAGACAAGGGTTATTTTTATTTGCCGATGGATTTTATCGGGCGGTACGTCTCAGACATGTGGGTGGCATCATGAGTACAGCACACGACAAAAATTACTGGTGGAACAAGGCAAAGGAGGCCAGCCTGGAGACGGGCTGGCTTCCGACCGTCATTCTTGCGCAATGGCAGCTTGAGACAGGGGACTTTTTGAGCGCAAACCTGCAAGTCAACAACAACATCGCCGGCCAGACCTGGCAGCCGTACATGGGCACGGAACTCAAAGGCACGGCGCGGCCGGCAGCCGAAGGCGGATACTATATCAAGTATGCCGACCCGGTTGTCGGGTATGTGGATTTTATCGCAAAAAATGGGCGTTATGCTGGTGTAAAACTCCAGACGACGGAAGAGGGGCAGATCAAGGCGATAGCAGCGGCAGGTTGGGCCACAGATCCGGAGTATGCCACAAAGCTGATCAATGTATTAAAGAGCAACAGGCAGCAGGGTTACACGCTGCAAAGATGGGAGGACGAGACCTTGAAGTTAGCTCCAGGAGTAGCGCAGACGATTATCAATACGTGGATCAAGCCAGCGTGGCATGAGGCGGATCGGGCGCAGCGAGATGTTGAGGAGCAGGGCGACGCCGCGGCGGCAGCAAAGCTGGAGGAGCAAAAGGTGTACTGCAACTGGCTTGCAAATCAACTGCGTGCCGCGGCGGGATTATCTGCAGAATAAAGTTTCCGCGGCCATCGCGCCGGTAAAGACAGAAAAAGAGCAGCTTGAAGAGGAATGAAAAGTCCCTTTAAGCTGCTCTTTTTGAGGGGGGAGGTTTATTGCAAATTAATTAAAATATGTTCTCCCCCTGCAAGCAATACTCCGCTATTGCAATCTAATTGGAACCCTTTCATTTCTTTAGGAGTTTCAAAGATTATTGTTCGTGTTTTGCTTAATCCTGGATTCACAGTTTCATAAACCAACAAACTATTGTCACTTACGGCCCCATCAAATGGCGCATATGTTTTCCCGGTTCCATCTTTTAATTGGAAAAGAGATTTACTAAAATCGCGGGGCTTACTGTCATTGTTGGTCATTTTTACTTTTACAACAACAAATTGATTTTCAGTTTTAGTGCCTGAAAATTCAGATGAAATATTATAACTAATAGCCGCGAACTCGAATGCCCCAACTCTAGCTGCTTCATTCATCTTGAACTCCGGTATCGACGACGGACTTGTTTCGGTTGATTTTGTAATAGAAGTAACGTTATCTACAGTTGTAGAATCCTTATTCCCAGAACAGGACCAAATACCTGTGATTAAAATAATAACGGCTATTACCCCAACGAATGTGTTTGCTTCGTTTTTTCGTTTAGTATTATTTTCATTTGATTCTTTAATTTGTGCGTCTTTCATCGACGAATCCCCCTCGTTTCCCCTCCAGAAAGTCCCATTTTATATAAATATACAATACAACAGTATATAAAGAGTCGTAAATACATTTTAGCAAATCTCAAATTCCAAAACGTCCGAGGTTCTTTTTATTTTACCGCACGCAGAGATTGTTCAAGCCGATTCATATATCCTTTTAGCCTGGCTGCGATTTCGCCCCGGACCAGATTGCGAAGAATGGTCAATTCGCCTTCATATCCTCCTCGCGAATAGGAATAATAGCGTGTTTGGTTGTCACGCTTGGATTCGTTTTCCCATACCCTGATCCCAGTGCTGCGCAACGTCTGTTTGATTTTCCGAATATCCGATTCGATTTCTCTATACAAAAGATTTCCACTTGAGATATAGAGCTGGCGCATAAACGCACCACCGTTTTTATCCTCTTCCATTTCACGTAAGTTGCGGTCCACAATGGGAAGCAAAAAAGGCAATAGAACAGATTCCTTTATCAGCGTTAGCTCTTCCGGCTTAAAATTCATGTACCATACCTCCAATTTAAATGGGAATGTATGTTCTTATTTTATTCGGATATGCCGCTGTTTGCAACTTTCAAATTCTCAAACGTTTGGCAATATTCTGCTCCCCTACTCGACCGCCCAACGCAAAAAAAGTGTGTAGTACACACTGGGGCGGTCTACATATCAGGGTTTTTCCATAAGATAATTCCAAGGACAAACTTTTATGTAGGGGGTAGGCAATATGCCAGTTGGGGAGAGTTACGATAGAAATTTGCGGGCAACGTCGATGTACTCACGAAGAATTTTTGCTGAGCTTGAAAAAGTAGCTGACAATATGGATTTCCGTCATCCGCGATTTATGACCAAGTCCAAACGAAACCGTTCGCTTGGATCGGCCCAGGCGTTTATCGTAGAGCTGGCATTGACCGATGAACGTTTTGTTGCGAACCTTCGGAAATACATGATCCGCGGCGGCGAGGACTATCTGCCGATGCTTGACTATGTGGATGCTTATCACTAG